CTACATAATATATATCGTCAAAATAAGGGTCTTGAGTAAAAGACCAAACTAAATTAGCAGGATCTACATAATCTATAGTAACACCTTGTGATGTATTAAAACCAGTTTTAACAGCTCCAATACCTAGAACAGTTAAATCATAGTAAAATCTTTTTCTTATTAACTCATACTTATTACCGTTAAGTAATACGTTTAAAGCTTGCTCTTCAGCAATTTCTACAGCTTGCTTATATGTAAGCTGCATGTGTAATTCTAATTCTTCTTTGTTTTCTGGTACTAATTCTTCAGGGTTTTGTAATATACCTTCACCATAAAAAGCTTTAACTTTTTCGTTTAATTGTAAATTATTCATGTCTATTAAAAGACTTTCCATGTATTTAGTACGTTTATCAACACCGTAAGGATCTTGCGAATAAGCTTTTATATCATAAACTCTTTCAGCAATACCATTTACAACTATATCAACAAACTTAGGTATAATAGGTACTGGCTTCCAGTCTAAATTTAAATAAGACATATCACCATTAATAGATAATTCGTCTTTATATTTTTGTACAGACTGTTCTCCCCTAGCATACATTCTAAGTTTATGAAAACTATCCTGATTATTAGCAAATCTATAAGTCACTCCATCTCTAACGAACCACTCGCTTTCAATAGCTTTAGCTACCTTTAAGCCATATTCTTGACTCACCTTTTCTATATCGGGAGCAACCTGACTTGGAAAATATTCTTTTGTTATTGATTCGGCCATATTATTATTTTATTAACTTAGATAAGGTACCTTTGTTTTCATACCTTGAAATCTTTAAATTTAGTTTCTTTTTTTCTTTTAATGCGTTTGGAGTATATAAATGTCTATTACAACCCATAACAGCTAAACCACTACTGATAGCGGCATCAAATTTTGTTCTATTGTTTATATCAAATTTAGACCAGTCTTGTAAGGTTTCTGTAAAATACATACCACCTCTATCACCAACGTGATCTTGTATATACATTTCAATAGCTGCTGCATGAGCTTGTTTAATGTCTTCACTTGAGTTAGGTATTCCACCTATTTCTCTTTCTGCAACAGAAAGTTTATTCCAAGTTTTATCAGGTCTATTCATGCTAAAACCTCTATAACCACGCCTTCTCATGTAATACAATAGACGAGGTTTATTGTTCTCTGCTAATATAGGCATCCCGTAGAATATTAAAGCCATTAGAACATCTTCAAAGAAGATCTCAGCGGTCTGAGGTCTAGCTATATACTCTAAGAAAAATTGGTTTGGTGGACAATCCTCCATGCTGAACTTTGTTAAACCGTGTAAAGCACCTTTAGATCCTTTACCATCAACAGTTCCTGATATATCATAGCTATCACATCCAAAGCAACCTAAGTGTTCATTGCCAGGGTATTTTACACCATTTTTAATAATTACATTATTTTGTAACTCTTGTTTTGGCACCCATGATACTTTGAACCTACCATTAGCATCTGGGTAAAACATTACCCTTGTATCTTTTATTCCGTTGATCCACTGGAAATTACCAGTTGAAACATAATCAGAAGCAAACTCTTCATTATAATCTATTTGTTCGTATATTTTTGCTAAATTAAATATACTATTTTTTGTTTCGTCTCTGAAAGCATGCTCTTCATTACGAGGAAACTGCCTATAAAATTCATTTAAAGCATCTCCATCATTTTTTAATCCATCAGCTTCATTTTGCCAATGATTTATAACACCTATATCTATGAAGTCCCCATGAGGTCCTTCAACTTCATTTTCTGGCGTATCGAATACAGGTAAGCCATAAGAATCAATGAATCCTTCGTAGTTCCATTCCATAGGTACGAACAAAGAATAGAGTCCTGAGCTTGTCTGTCCATTGCGGTTTCTTTTTGTAACATCAGAGTTTTTATATAATTTCTTGAAGTTATCACCACCTTTATCTAAAGCATTTGATGTTGATCCCATCATACACTTGCCGATAATTCTACTACCTAATCGTAGTGTTGTTTTTGTAACTCTCCAGTTATTTAATATGTTATTGGGTCTTTCCCACTTACCACTCTCATCGTGTACTAATAACTTAAGTTTCTCACCATCATAACTGTTATCACCTGTGTTTTTCCAATCAATAGTGGTATCTAATCCTTCTAACTGTTCTTTATTATCTGATGTAATATTTCTTCTTGTTAGTTTGCTAGCAGGTACTCTATATGCTAACTCTGTTTTAGGTCGATCCATACCATCTTGAATCGGTTTAAAAAAGAACGGATAGTTAACTGATATTGGAACTACCTTGTCTGTAAACATTTTTTTAGCATCTGGACCAGTCTTTGATAATATACCAAATCTTGAATCACTAGCTAAAGTTGCTTGATTTACAACCTCTCCTGATGCCATAAAAGAAAAACCAGAACGTCTGTTTTTTAAATAACACATTCCATAACATCTTTTATCAGCTTTGCAAGCTTCCCAGAATATATAAAATAATCTATTTGCTTCTCTAAAATCAGGTTTACCTACATCAATCTTGCTCCATTGTAAGTACATGTAATGGGTACCAGTTATATAAGTTGCTTTATCTTTATTATAAAACCAAAAACCATCATCTCTTTTACTAAACTCACTCTCTATGTAATCAATGTACTTACTTTTAAAGTCATTAGGTAAGTTTTTCCAATCAAATATAGTGTTTACACGTTGTAATTCTTTTGGGTACTCAGTTACTTCCCACTTATTAGAATCAAATTTATGTGTATTTTTTGGTGTCTTTGGTAAAGCTATCTTTAAATTTTGTATGCTATACACATCACCTATCGTACCATCTTTACTTATAACAACTACATCATGCTCTTTATTGTAACCGTATTTCCAGGCTTTCTTTTTATTAAGCCTTTTTATAGTATTTATTTTAATAGGCTCTATAACCTCATATAATGTTTGTTCGTACATTACTTAGATCTTTTTTCAGCAAAACCACTAAACGCTTTAGGTTTAGCATCTTCTTTTACTTTGCCATCAAGCATATTCTGCTCATCTTCTATACGATTTAATATCTCGAATGCATCAAATATGGCGAGCTTTTTAGTAGCGGCAGCGTTCTTGAGTCTATCTGCTGAGATGTCATCATCAGTTTCAACAATCGGCTCTTTCGCGACTTTAACAAGTTCTTTGACTGCTTCATAACCAGCTTGGATTATACTCTTTTTCCTTTCCTTTATATTCATATTTAATTGTAATTGAATTGCTGAATATTCTATATAGCTTTTGATCATCTATAATAAACTCATATTCAGTGTTAGGTTTAAAACCTATTAAATCACCAGATTTTAAACCAGCTTGTTTTAAATATTTATCTTCGTATTTAAGTATACCAACCAAAGGTTGTTCTTTTTCATTATCAAAAATACTATTAGATAAAGACTCTATAGGTTTAACAAAACAGAAAGTGTCATTAGCATTCCAAACACCATCATGTTTATATAAAAATATTTGATCTGGAAATACAAAATACATATCATCTTTGTAATATGATTTACTATCTTTTTCCCTACCTCTAATATCGTTCCACCTTCTAAACACGTTGTGGTGCACTATAACAATATCGCCAACTTGTATACTAGTTTCACCAACACTAGGTATAGCTATAACTTCAGCATGTCTATTAACATATTGGTGAGAAAAGTTTTCAGCATTAAGTATTAACTCTTTGTCTCCTACTTTTTTCTTATTATTATATCTATTGTTGTTTAAAGGTTTTACTATAAAGTTTAAAACACTTTTCACTAATATTCTAAATTATATTCAACGGCTATAGCCATATTCTTATTAAAATCTTTCCATGGTAATATTTCATCACCTTTCTTAATAAGTATCTTATACTTATCATCTTCTTCGATTATATCAGAAATGACATGTCCTCCGTAAACATCTTGGCCTACGGAGTAATGCATTGCTTCGTTTTTATAATCTCTACCTACGCTTATTTTACGAATTAAGTTTTTCATGTACTGCGGGTTTTATAGTACCATCCTGAACATTAACTTGAACATCTCCGTATTTCTTTTTAAGCTCTAGATTGTTTTCTTGTATCTTTGTTTGTATTTGAACTATTTGATCTATAAGAAGTTTCTTTTGAAACTCTATATTTCCAACTTGCATTTGTAAATGATTTATGTTTGAAACTAAACCATTTATTAATGATAGTTCATCTTTAGTAATTTTCTTTGCTTTTTTAGCCATAATATTTAATTTAATTTTATTTTTTCTTTGGTACAGCTATATACCAATCTTTATACTTTTCTCTTTTTTCACATATATATTCTATATAATCATCAACTTTCTTTTTCCAGTCTTTATCTAATTCTGGGTTTATGATACCAGATTTATAACTAGAAAAAGTTCTGTTCACATACTCTTTGATATTATCTTGATTAAAATATATATAACTATTTACGCAATAAAAAGAACCTCTTTGTATATTGTTCCATACATCTACAGGTTCTATTTTTTTACCTAAAACAGCTGCATATAATGCGCTTTCACTTATTTGTGTAGAATACACTCCTTTAGCTTTCTGCATGTAGTAGTACATATCTACGTTCTTTGGTAGTATATTTTCTTCACCAAAGAAATCTTTTAATTCACCTATAATCTGATGAGTAGTTATAGGGTGCGGTTTAAATAAAACATTGTTACCATGTTTATTAACAATATGTTTTAATTTATTTAAACAAACATTTTCTCTTAGCTTGTTAGAACCTGGAAGAACCACTAAATAATCTTTAGCAGGATACTTATCAATTTCTTCTGTTCTATGCTTGTATTTGTTAGAGTTTTTATCTACAACATTTTTAACTAACCAAGATGCATAATCTGCTACATCTTTAGTATCATGATGCCATGCATCAGACATTTGCTCGTTACGCATTTTAAAGTTTAAAGGTTGTAAGTAAAAGTTACCAGCATATTCTGTATAACCTATAGTTTTAAAGTAAGGCATTTCTTCAGCCATTACATCATAACTAGTTTCTATGCCTTTTTCTTGGCATTTTCTAATGACATACCCTTCAACCTGTTCTAGTTGATACAGTGAGTCATTTTTCCTGAGTGGACCAATTCTTTTGTCCAACTCTTTTTTGTTAAACATTTCCATATAATTAAATTTTATTCGTTATTTATAATAGTTACACGCTTTTACAGTTATCTACCTTCCGTCACTAAAAGGTTTTTCACCTAGTTGACCTTGCTTTCCACCGTCAGCATACCATGATGTTATTGTGCTAGTACTTGTGTTATAAGTAGTTGTATAAGTAGTAGTCGTATTGAACGTTGTAGTTGTACTCTTAGTTGTGTTATACGTAGTAGTAGTATTAGTGCTTGTATTATAAGTAGTAGTGGTATTAGTTTGTTTAGTTGTATTAAAAGTTGTTACCGTTGTAGTACTAGTATTAAAAGCAGTTGTAGTGTCTTTATTCGTGCTAATAGTTGTAGTAGTACCTTTCTTAGTCGTAGTGCTAGTGTTGTACGCAGTTGTCGTAGCTTTAGTAGTATTAAACGTAGTTGTATACTCTGTACTAGTAGTTGTAGTAGTATTGTAAACTGTAGTCGTGTTTGTTGACGTATTATACGTTGTAGTAGTATTTACAGCTGTGCTAGTGTTATAAGTTGTTGTTGTGTTCTTAGAAGTATTATACGCTGTTACAGTAGCTCTAGTTGTGTTTGTACTAGTATTAAATACTGTGTTAGTACTTGTAAACGTATTGAACGTTGTAGTCGTATCTTTACTAGTAGTTGTTGATGTGTTGTAAACTGTTGTAGTAGTCGTACTAGTGTTATACGTTGTCGTATAAACAGTATTTGTATTAGTCGTTGTATTATAAGCTGTTATAGTATTCGTACTAGTATTAAATGTTGTAGTAGTATCTTTTGTAGTACTAAACGTAGTCGTTCTCTGCTCTTCTGTAGTTTTACTAGTGCTAAACGTAGTAGTTGTATTTTTATTAGTAGAATGAGCTGTAGATTTATTAGTAATATACGCTGTAGTCGTAGACGTATTATAAACTGTAGTTGTTATTGTACTAGTATTATAAGCCGTAGAGGTTAACTTACTAGTATTATAAGTTGTTGTTGTATTTTTGTTTGTCGACACAGTAGTCGTATACTGAGTTATAGTTATAGTATTAGTGATAGTACTAGTATTAAATGTAGTTGTATAAATAGTACTAGTGTCACGAGCTGTATCTATAGTTTTAACAGTACTTGTATTATAAGCCGTAGTAGTGTTTTTGTTTGTACTATACGTGGTATTCTTTAATGTTAGCTTAGTAGTACTTGTATTATAAGCTGTAGAAAAATGCGTTAGAGTAGCTTTACTAGTTGAAAATACAGTAGTAGTGCTAGTGTTAAAAGCTGTTATAGTTATAGTACTAGTAGATCTAGTCGTGTTTCTATATATGGCAACTGTTGCTAACGTATTATTCATCGTTATCATTGTAGTTGTCGTGTTCTTACTTGTGCTAAATGTAGTTGTAGTATTTTTACTAGTATTCCAATAAGTAGTGTATACAGTATTAGTGTTAGTACTCGTGTTATACGTTGTTGTATAAGCGGTATTAAAAGTAGTTGTCGTATTAGTAGATGTGTTATAAGCTGTATTAAAAACAGTTAATGTAGTCTTACTTGTATTAAAAGTAGTCAACGTCGTTTTACTTGTTGCAAAAGTCGTAGTTGTATTCTTACTTGTACTGTATGTTGTTGTTGTATTCTTATTAGTTATACTAGACGTACTAAATGTAGTCGTAGTATTTTTACTAGTATTATAAGTCGTAGTTGTATTCTTACTTGTTGTATAAGCGGTATTAAAAGTAGTCTCTGTTGTCTTAGTGGTATTAAACGTAGTTACAGTTGATGTAGTGGTATTATACGCTGTAACTGTATTTTTTTCTGTAACCGTACTAGTGTTGTAAGTAGTTAACGTAGTTTTACTAGTATTATAAGTAGTAGTAGTGTTTTTACTAGTACTAATAGTAGTAGTACGAGACTCTGTTGTGTTTTTACTAGTATTGTATGTTGTTGTTGTACTCTTACTTGTGTTAAAAGTTGTAGTTGTACTCTTAGTTGTATTATA